CAACAAGAAGATGCAGGCCCAAGCCGTGGAGGAAGAGACTCTCATGCGCGGTCTGAGCCAGTTCGTCGACCTTTCGGAGATGGTCCGAGAGGTGCCCGAGATGCTCGCCATAGCCCAGGCTGAAGCTTGCGAGAACATAGTCAAGAAGCACAACCCCAAAAGGCAGGAAGAAGGGCTCTACGGCTCCACGGGCTTCGCCACTTTCATGAGCCCGAACTTCCACAAGCCGCAGGACAAACCCGGCCTCACGCCCAATGGCTGGGAGAGGGAGACCGCCCCGGGCTCAGGCAAGCTCAAGGCTGGTCAACCCATCTCGGCCGCCCCCAAGACTGTCAACCACATCACGATGGCTTGGGTGCGTTGCCTGGAGCTCTGCATCATCAAGGCGCTCAAACCCGGCGTGGTGCTTCCCAACGGCAACTCGACGAAGGACTTCAAGACCAAGATGGACGCGGCCATCAAGAACCTGAAGCCTGGGCGTTACACCACCCTGTGCACAGACATCACGGAGCAGGACACCACGAAGACCCCGGCTATCCATGGCGTCATCAAGTCCCTGTTCCGCGCCATCGGGACCCCGGAGAAGGTGATCGACGTCCTTTTTTCCTTGTTGAAGAATTGGACTGCCCGAGGTTTCGATTACTCCCTCCACGGGCTCAATGCCTTCCTCAGCGGCATTTCGATGACGTACATCCACAACACCCTGGATAACATGTGCCGGGTCGGGGCCGCCTACACCTTCTCGACCCCCTTCGTCGCCGGGTTCAAAGGCGATGATGGCATAGTCATCAGCGAGCACAGGACGCGAAATCGCGTCGCGCCTGGGCTCAAGATCGAGGATGGCATCACCGGCACCTTTGTCGGATACCTCGTCGGTGATGTCCTCACTCTGGATCTTCCGCGCCTCGCCAACAAGGCCGCCTGCAGAACCTACACCACAGAGAAGCAGGCCCACGAGTACCGAGTCGCGATCGCCGACCAGCTCGCCCTCATCAACAACAACGACGAGGCTCACCACATGATCACCCTGAAC